TTCCTCGGTCGAGAATAATTTCTTCGTCCATCTACTCTCTATGTAGAAACTAAAAAAAATATCTTTAACGCACTTTAAAAAAATGTATACCTATAATAAATGTTCAAGTTGAATCAAGCCAACCGCAACGCGATCACTTCTATCATTGTGATGATCCTGTTGATTGTCGCTCTCGCTCTCACCCGCAACGTCAGCGCGTACCAACCCAGGCCAATCAAGATCAAGGCGGTTTCCGAAGCGTCCATCTTCGATCTCAAGCCAGGCCTCGATTGCACCCCAGGTTCCGGTAAGGAGGATGACGCTTACACCTTGGGTCTTACCCCTGGTGGTCTCTGTGGTGCCCAGAAACTCGTCGCCGACCACGCCAGCTACGCGATTGAGGACGGAATCGGTGGATCTTTAATCTAAGCTAACTATAAATGGCTCTCATTACTTCGCCCACGGAGACGATCCCCGATCTCAACTATGAGTACCACACCATCACAATTGATACCATCGGACAGGATAGTTCCAACACCTTTACTTGCTTTCTCAGTCAGCCACTGAAGAATGTTGTTCAGGCTAGACTTCTCGCCGCTCGCATCAACACAACCACCGCTACCGAACATTGTTATGTTTCCATCGAACAACTCGACTCTATTTTTGGTGATCGCACCTCTAACGTGTATGAAGGGCAGGCTTCCCTCAGTATGCTTAGAAACTCCTTCGCGAGTCTCGTAAAGAATGAAGACAACTTTGTGACCTTCAAGGACGAATACCCCGTAGTCACACAATACATCGATCCTATTCGTAGTATCGATCGTTTCAACGTGACTATTCGTAACCAAGATGGTATCACGATCGCTCGTACAGGTGCTAATGATAAAAACTTTCTCGTAATTCGTTTCGTGTGTAGAAAACCCAATCTGTAATTTTCTCCCTTTAAAGTAGTATACCATGTCCGCTGGTGTTGTGCAATTGATCGCCATCGGGGCCCAGGATGAATACATCACTGGTGACCCTGAAATTTCTTTCTTTAGCTCGACCTTCAAACGGCATGCTAATTTTTCACAGTCCATCGAAAAACAAGTCATCCATGGACCTGTGAAAAACAATTCGATGTCCAGTGTTCAATTTGAACGATCTGGAGATCTTCTCGGCTACGTTTATTTCACTCTCGATGATAGTACCCAAGCCCTCGACATTCAACGATGGGACACCATTATTGATAAAGTGGAACTCTACATCGGTGGTTCCCTCGTCGATAGTCAAGATGCGATTTTCACTGAGAAAATCGCCATCGACACATTCGCCCAGAACGTCTCCAAAAGTGCGTTAGGTACACACCCAGGTGTGAGCGCTCGCTCGTATTTTTATCCCCTCCGCTTCTTCTTTTGTGAAGGACCCCAATGTGCACTCCCCCTTGTAGCACTCAACTACCACAATGTCGAAATTCGCATTCATTGGGCGACAGCAGCCTCTAGTTATAACGTCGATTGCTTTGCCAACTATTACTATTTGGATAACGAAGAGCGTGGAAACATTGCCACACGCAGACATGACCTTCTCATCACCCAAGTTCAAAAGAATCTACCTTCTCGAGCCACAACTCAAGATTTACATTTCAACCATCCCATCAAGTATCTCGCATCTTCGGATACAACCACAGATGGAGCCCTGACATCCCCCACCAACAAGGTGAAACTAAACATCAATGGTCTCGATGTGAGCAATTACAGGTGGGGTAAACCTCATTTCATCGATGTGATGAACTACTATCACACAAATTTTGTGACTTCCCCCGATTTCTTCTTGTATTGCTTCTGTCTCTCAACGAGTTCTCTCCAACCCACTGGAACTCTAAACTTCAGTCGTCTTGATTCAGCTAAGATTATGAGTGAGACCTTACCAATTAACGACCCTATATACGCAGTCAACTACAATATCCTCCGTATCGAGAATGGCATGGCTGGACTTTTGTATGCAAATTAAAATGCCCAACTATATTAAATGGTCAAGAACTTACCGACGGTGGAACGTTCAACCAAAATTAGGTTCGGTAAGAATGTCCCAGACTCCGATGTTCAGGCTGAAAATACCATTATTATTAACGCCAGTAATACACTGGTGACCACACCTAACAGTGGAAGTATCTACATGTCACCTGTGAGGTTTAGAAATGATCTTGTTGACCCGAACATCGTACTAATGATGTATAATCGCGTGACAGGTGAGTTGTCTGAATCGGGTGAAAGTGCTAACGCACTCGTCGGTGGTCAAACTCTAGAAGCCACAACAGACCGTGGTAACACGACATCAAATACGGTACAATTTTTAAGTCCCGATGCGGGTATCGTGACAGCTGGAAAAGTGGGTGTGTCGAATCTTCTCCCCGGTCACACATTGAGTGTGGGTTCGAATGTCTATGTAGATGATACGGGGTCAAATGTTCTTGTTGTTTCTGGTGGTGTTCTTTTGGATGGTAACCTCACCGTTAATGGTGGTGTCACCTCAATCACTACCGAAAATCTCAAAATCAAAGATGCCATCATCGAATTGGGTCAAAACAATACATCTGAAGATACAACCCTTGACTTGGGTCTCATCATGACACGCCCACAATCAAACGTGACTGTAGGGTTTTTGGAAAGTTCTAAAGAAATTGTCATGGGTTTCACTGAAAGTAGTGCGGATAGTAATGTCATCACACCTTTGACAAGTGAAGACATCAATGTGCACGTGTATGGTCGCCTCTACACAGAAGCCAATGTTGGTATTTTAAACACTGACCCAATGCACACCCTCGATATCGGTTCAAACCTATATGTCGATGAATTTGGTTCAAACATTCTCGTCGTGACTGGCAATACGAGTATGAGTGGTGATCTCACAGTGGATACTGGTACTTTACATGTGGACGTTAGGAACAAGTCTATAGGACTTGGGACAGTGGTTCCCGATGCCAATCTCCACGTTGTTGGGAATGTCTATGTGAGCTCGAACTTAACTGTTGACACAGATACCCTTCATGTTGATGCTGGGGGCAAGTCCATAGGACTTGGGACTGTAAACCCCCAAGCAAATCTTCATGTGGTTGGAAATGTGTACGTGAGCTCTGATCTTACAGTGGATACGGACACCCTCCACGTAGATGCATCTGGTAGTAAAGTTGGTATCAAGACTAAAAGTCCAGATGCTGAACTCCATGTCGTTGGGAATGTCTATGTGTCTTCGAACCTGAGCGTGGACACTGATACTCTCCATGTCGATGCTGGGGGCAAGTCCATAGGACTTGGGACTGTAAACCCCCAAGCTAACCTTCATGTCGTTGGTAACGTGTATGTGAGCTCAGATCTCACTGTAGACACTGACACCTTCCACGTGGATGCGACTGGAAACAAAGTTGGTATCAAGACTAAAAGTCCAGATGCTGAGCTTCATGTCGTTGGGAATGCCTATGTGTCGTCAAATTTAACCGTGGATACGGACACCCTTCATGTAGATTCTGTGAACAAGAGAGTTGGAATAGAGACCAAGAACCCCCAAGCAAACCTTCACGTCGTGGGTAATGTCTATGTGTCTTCAAACCTGACCGTTGATACAGACACTTTTCATGTAGATTCTGTGAACAAGAGAGTTGGAATAGAGACCAAGAACCCCCAAGCAAACCTTCACGTGGTTGGTAATGTTTATGTGTCCTCTAACTTGACCGTTGATACAGACACCTTTCATGTAGATTCAGTGAACAAACGAGTTGGAATAGAGACCAAGAACCCTAATGCTAACCTTCACGTGGTTGGTAATGTTTATGTGTCCTCTAACTTGACTGTTGATACCGATACTTTCCATGTGGATTCTGTGAACAAGAGAGTTGGAATTGAAACTAAAAACCCAACTTCAAATCTTCATGTCGTTGGGAACGCTTACGTGACTTCAAACACAACCACTGATGGTACTCTCACCCTTAACCACCCAACAACAGCCCTCATCACCGATCTCACTGCAAATGTCGAGGTGAAGCTGAACCAGTTGGCGAATGTTGTCATAGGAGGTAAGGCACTCGCAAATGAAGATATGCTCGTATATGATGGTTCTAACTGGACAAACCAATTACAGAACCATACGTTCCTCTATGCAAAGGCTGAAGAAACAATCAGTAAAGGTGATGCTGTGTATGCCACCGGAACGGTCGGCAACAACACATTCTCTATTCGTAAAGCCCAATCTAACTCAAGTACAACTATGCCCGCCCTCGGTCTCGCGTATCAAGACTTTGCTCTCAACGATCAGGGTCTCATCGTCACCTTTGGTCGCGCTGATGGAATCAACACTGACAATTTTCAAACAGGTGAAACTGTATATGTCAGTAATGTTACCGCTGGTGAACTCTCAAATGTCAAACCCTATGGTTCTGGGGATCTCATCCAAAATATTGGTTTGGTCGTAAAGGGACACCCATCGACTGGCATTGTATCCGTCACTGGTGTGGGTCGTTCCAATGATATTCCTAATGCTCCCATAGTTGCTGATGAAGGAGATATCAACTATGTGTATGTCAATGACGCAAACAACGATCTCAAGAAGATTTTACCTACGAACCTCCTTACCCAACTCCAAACCCTTCAACAAGTCACCGATACTGGAAACACATCTTCCAATGTTGTGCAGTTTACAAATGCTACGACGGGTCTCGTGACTACTTCAAATCTTCAAGTAGGATCAAACATCTCAGTAGCCGGTCTCATTGATAGTACGAACAAACATGTTCCTATGGTAGGTCTTGACGGGTATCTTGAAAAGTCGCCCATCTATTTCACACCCGGAGGTACATATGTCGTGTCCGCCGCCGAAGCTGAATTTTTAGGTAATCTCACATTGAGTGGTAA